CCGAAGCCTCAGAAAATGATAGATATGTGTAAGCACGCAGGATTAATTCAGTGGTAGAATGTCTCGTTGCCAACGAGAATGTCATCGGTTCGAATCCGATATCCTGCTCCAATTAGCAAATTTCTCGGAGTACATGTATGCGTTGTTTCGAGGCCAGAGTACGAACCCCTAACGGTATTGTCAATAATTACTGGGTATGGGCTTCCTGTGCTCTTGAAGCAAAAAACGTCATAGAAACGAAATATGGTCCGCAGAGTCTGTTATCTTTTCCCTTGGAAAGTCAGTGCCATCATGCCAGGACCAGTATTTGGGAAAATACACAGGACTTTGATCGAGGTCTATACAGAGATAAAAAATAGGAGCTTTCATGGCTATCTTAGCCCTTGACATCAGCGGTATCCCTAGACAATGGATCAGTTATGAAGATGCCATTAGTTATCATGCAACCCAAAGTGTTGCCTGGAGCATGGGTGACATAGTTGTCAAATATCGTGGTGGTGTCCAGCGCACAGGACAAAAAAGCTACATTGAATGTTCCAGCATCATAGCCATCAAAGGACATGGTTTCAATCCACAGAAGCATTCCAAGGTTACCCTGACCAATCGTACATTGTTTGGTCGTGATAGAATGACCTGTGCTTATTGTGGAACAGTGCATACCAGTTCAACTAAACTAAGCAGAGATCACATTCTGCCACGTAGTCGCGGTGGCGCTGATACCTGGATGAATGTTGTTACTGCCTGCAGAAGCTGTAATAGCAAGAAAGATAACAAGACTCTGAAAGAGTCAGGTCTGGAGCTGTTATACGTTCCCTATGTTCCCAACCATTATGAGAACATTATTCTTCAGAACAGAAACATACTGGCAGATCAGATGGAATACCTAATGAGTGGAGTCCCTAAACATAGCCGTTTATTATAGGAGAATGGCATGAAGAAGTTCCTAGCAGCAATTGCTGTAGCAACACTAAGCGTTTCAAGTTTTGCACAGCCGCAGGAGGGAGGCATACCCGAGACAGGTCGAAAGCTGAACAAAGATGGCTGGTATATGCCTCAGCAGGGACTGAATGTGATCTGTAACGATGTTGATAAGGCCATGGACTTCTTGCAAAAGGGTCAGGGCGAGCAGGTATTGTTCACAGGCATGGCCGAAGTTCCAGGACATGGCTGGGCACTAACTGTAAATCCTGAGTCAGGGGCCTGGACCATACTACTCATGAACCCCAAGAAAGCCTGTGTTGTTGGATCAGGCAACCGACCCAACCTGTATCAGCCCGATGTAACCAAGCCGCAGCCGGGTGTTACAAGAACTGAGTTATCTAAGGATTACGAAGGGGACGTATAGCCAGAACAGGCTATATGCTACCCAGAGGTCTAGGGCTTGGTCAACGTGAGTCTTTGTCAATTCTTTCCTGGGCACGTTCGTGTTGTTCTTCAATTACTTTTCCTCGAATCTGAATAATGGTTGTTACTTTCTGATTTAGCCTGATCATATCATTGTCAAGCATGCGTATTCTGTCAATCAAATTCACCAACGTTTTACGATTTTTTCCTAGTACAGGTTTGATCTCTTTGGTAACCCAGCTCCAGATGTAAACTACAAAGTAGCCCAGACAACAGGCAGCAATCATGGGAAAGCCATACCTACTGATCAGAGATGCAAGTTCTTCCATGTTAGTCCTTTCTATGATCGTCTGGTTGTGATCGTGAGATACGTTCATAGTCAGGTTCAACATTTAGTGCATGACTTATTTTTACATCAATTCTCTGAAGGTCGTTGTTCATGTTATCAATTCTGGCATCCAAATTATCAATAATTGATGTAGTTCCATTGACAGTTTCAGTAACAGTTGCTAGAATGAATCTTACACAGATAAAAACAAACCAACCACATGCCAGGGCAGCGGCTACGGGAAATCCAACCTCGGCAATAATGTCTATGGTAGATTTATCGATCATGCTACCCTCGCCCAATCATGTTCATGATCTTTGACTGTATATCTTTGGCGAACTGCGGCTGTGGTAGATTCCAGCCAACAAATGCGCCAACTATGATCCAGAAAATAGTTTCAAGCACGGTTTTCTCCTTGTTTGTACCGTTTTATTTATCGTAAAGGGACAGGAATGAAACAGGTTCTAATGTGTTATCCCGAATACTTTGATGTTGTATATGACATCAATCCCTGGATGACCAACAATCACGAAAATGTTGAACCCAATAAAGCCAAGGACCAGTGGAATCTTTTATATGCCATGATTCGTAGCTGCGCTCAGGTTCAGCTTGTAATGCCTGATAGTCAGGTACCCGATCTGGTTTTCACGGCCAATGCAGGATTTTATTTTGCAGATCATCAAAACGAACACAATGTTATCCTAAGCCGTTTCAAACATGCAGAACGTCAGTTCGAAGAAGTAATCTTTTATACGCATTTTGAAAAAGAAGGCTATAAAGTACACACGGTGCAGGAAAGTTTTGAAGGACAGGGTGATCTACTAGAAGATTCTGAGGGCCGTCTCTGGTGCGGTACAGGATTTCGTACCAATGGTGCGGTGATACCTGAACTCGAGACCATAGTAGACGGTTATATCCATCGTCTGGTTCTGACCGATCCACGCTGGTATCATCTGGATACCTGTTTCTGCCCACTGCCAAACGGTGAGCTTATGTGGTATCCAGGTGCTTTCGATGAAAAGAGTCAGGAAGAGATTCGCCGTAATTTCAATACGGTCATTGACGTAACTGAGGAAGATGCCTTACAATTTGCTTGTAATAGTGTCGGACTAAGTAATAATTTGTTCATACCCAGGTCCAGTGCACAGTTGGAAAATACACTGAAGGGTCTAGGTTATGCTGTATTTTCTTTTGATTTGTCGGAATTCATAAAATCAGGCGGTGCTGCAAAATGTCTGGTCATGAATTTGAATGATTTATAAACAACTAAATACCAGGAATAGGTATCCTTTTTCACACTATGAGGAAAATTTAATGGATAAGGAAAAACAACTGGGAATTGCCGAGCTCTTTCAGACCAATTGGTCGGAGACAAAGTCTGAAAGAATGAGTGTTCAAGAGTATCTGGATCTTTGTAAAGCAGATCACATGGCATACGCCACAGCTCCTGAGCGCATGGTCAAGGCCATTGGCGAACCAGAATACATTGACACCAGTGACGATACACGCCTGAGTCGTATCTTTCTGAATCGTACCATCAAAACATATCCAGCCTTCAAAGATTTCTATGGCATGGAAGACACCATTGAGCGCATCGTTGGATATTTCAAACATGCTGCTCAGGGTCTGGAAGAACGCAAACAGATCCTGTATCTGCTGGGACCTGTTGGTGGTGGTAAGTCAAGTCTGGCCGAGCGTCTCAAAGAACTCATGGAAACATTTCCTGTGTATGCTCTGGCTACTGATGATGAGATCAGTCCAGTATTTGAAAGCCCCTTGGGTCTGTTCAGCCATAGTCGCTATCATGCCTACATGGCCGATAACTTTGGTATCAATAAGCGTTACCTGAACACCATTCCCAGCCCCTGGGCGACCAAGCGCCTGCGCGAGTTCAATGGTGACCTCAGCAAGTTTTCCGTAGTTCGTCTACAGCCCAGCAAACTTGAACAAATTTCTGTTGTAAAGACTGAACCTGGCGATGAAAATAACCAGGATATCAGTAGCCTGGTTGGTAAGACTGACATTCGTAAGCTAGAACACTTTAGCCAGAATGATCCTGATAGCTATAGTTTTAGTGGCGCACTGTGCCGCGGTAATCAGGGCCTCATGGAATTTGTTGAGATGTTCAAGGCCCCCATCAAGGTACTACATCCATTGCTTACAGCAACTCAGGAAGGTAACTATGTAGGTACCGAAGCTATTAGTGCTATTCCGTTTAATGGCATGGTGCTGGCTCACAGTAACGAAAGCGAATGGCAGACATTCAAGAACAACAAGAACAACGAAGCCTTCCTGGATCGTATCTGTGTTATCAAGGTTCCATACTGCCTAAGAACCACCGAAGAGCAGAACATCTATAGCAAAATGCTTGAGAGTTCAGATCTTCGCAAGGCTAGTTGCGCTCCACGTACACTGAAAATGCTTTCAGAGTTCTGTGTTCTGACTCGACTCAAAGAGCATGAGAACAGCACATTGTATAGCAAAATGCGTGTCTATGACGGTGAGAACATCAAAGAGACAGATCCACGCGCCAAGTCAGTACAGGAGTATCGAGACATCGCTGGTGTTGACGAAGGCATGAATGGTATTAGTACACGTTTTGCATTCAAAATTCTGAGCAAGACATTCAATCATGATCCCGAGGAAGTCGCAGCCGATCCAGTACATCTCATGCTGGTTCTGGAAGAAGCAATTCGTCGTGAACAGTTTGGTGCCGATACCGAAGAGCGTTATCTGGGCTTTATCAAGAACCGTCTAATCAAGGATTACGCCGAGTTCATAGGTAATGAAATCCAGCAGAACTATCTGGAAGCCTATACCGAGTACGGACAGAATCTGTTCGATCGTTATATTGAATACGCAGATCACTGGATGCAGGACATTGACTTCAAGGATCCAGATACTGGACAGTTGTTCGACCGCGGTATCCTCAATGCCGAGCTCGAGAAGATTGAAAAGCCAGCTGGTATTGCTAACCCCAAGGACTTTCGTAACGAGGTGGTTCAGTTCACATTACGTCAGCGTGCCAAGGACGGTGGTGTAGTTGCCTGGACCAGCTATGAAAAGCTTCGCAAGGTTATTGAGAAGAAAATGTTCGCCAGCACCGAGGATCTGTTGCCAGTAATTAGTTTTGGTGCTAAGGCAAGCAAGGATGACCAGAAGAAACATGATGACTTTGTTGGTCGTATGATGAGTAAAGGTTATACAGCCAAGCAGGTCAAGCGTCTGGTTGAATGGTACATGCGAGTAAACAAGGCGGGCTAAACCATGCCTATTATTATCGACCGCAGGAAAAATCCTGGGAAAAAGAACCTTAGCAATCGCCAAAGGTTCTTGGACAGGTTCAAGAAGCAGATTCGCGAAGCTGCGCGCAAACATATCGGTAAGCGCAGCATCAGTGATACTGGTGACCAGGAAGTTATTATTTCTGGTCAGGGTACTGACGAACCACGCTTTGGTCATAAACAGGATAGCGGAGATTGGGACTATGTTTTACCTGGTAACAAGGATTATGTTCCAGGTGATCACATCGGTAAGCCCAAGGGTGGCGACGGTGGTGGTCGTGGTACCAAAGGTTCGCGCGAAGGTGGCGGCGAGGATGAGTTTCAGTTCTTGCTAAGCTATGATGAGTATCTGGATCTGATTTTTGAAGATCTGGAGCTACCTGATCTGATTCGTAAGTCAGAGAAGCAAATGACTTCCATTCAGAAACAGCGAGCTGGTTTCACTACTGCTGGCCTGCCCAGTAACCTAAACATTGAACGAACTGCCATAGCAGGTCTGAGTCGTCGTATTGCTCTAAAGTATCCCAAGATGCGCCAGATTCGTGAACTCGAGGCTGAACTCGAGAACACCGATGACGAACAGCGTCGAGCCGAGATACAGGAAGAAATTCGTAGACTCCGAGTTCGATCCAACAGCATAGGATTTCTGGACAATGTTGATCTAAGATTCAATAATTTTGTTCCTGTTCCCAAGCCCATTACACAGGCTGTAGTCTTTTGTATCATGGATGTTAGTTATAGCATGAGTGAACGCGAAAAGACCATAGCCAAGAAATTCTTTTTATTGCTGCATCTGTTCTTGCAGCGTCGATACAAGAAGATTGACGTAGTGTTTATCAGACATCACGACACCAGCGAAGAATGTAGCGAAGAAGAATTTTTTACCAAGCGTGAGAGCGGCGGAACTGTTGTAAGCAGTGCCTATAAACTGACTCGTGACATCATCAAAGAACGCTACAAAACTGATAACTGGAACATCTATGTTGCCCAGGCCAGTGATGGAGATAATGTTGGCGATGATGGCAAAGCAGTCGAAGAGCACCTAAGTCCCATTCTGGACCAGGCTCAGTTCATGGCTTACATAGAGATCGTGCGCGATCTAGGTCATTTACAGATGTTGGCTAGCCTCGGCAAGCAGCAAACTGTGCTGTGGGGAGACCTTAGTGACCTTCAGGAAAACTATCCGCATCTTTGCATGAAGCAGGTTACCAGTGAGGAAAAAGTATTGGAAGTCTTTCGTGACTTCTTTGTGAAAAAGGACTAAAGATGAGTAATCTAGTGAAATTTGTGGAGGCAGTTGATAATGGGCGCAGGATTCAAATTCAAACGCAAGCAAAGAAATGATGTATTTCCAAGTATGAAAACCTATACCGTTGATGAATTATTTTCAGATATACCTGGTGATCCAGGTAATGTACTCTTGACCATTCCTCCAGAGATACTCGAATCAGTGTGTTGGGAGGTAGGAGATACTTTGAACATTCGTACAGAAGACGGTAAAATTATTATTAGGAAAAATCATGAGTAACCTAGTGAAGTTTGTGGAGGCAGTTGATACTGGTAATCGTAAAATTATCAGACAGAAGATGCCACCGCTATTTGAAAATTTAGTTAGTGGCGAAGCTACTGTCCAACAAGTACCTCACGATGCTGGTATCCTGTATAGAATTGGTGTCAAGTTTGGCAGTCAGGCTTTGATTACAGATGTTGAAAGATTAAAATCTGACCATGTTATAACCGAGGCCATTGATCGTACCAAGCGCCAGATTATCGAAGCAGTCTTTGGAGAGTTTCGTCCATACTTCAGGCGCCTGGAACTAGCCATCTATGATTATGATTATGAGACAGCTGGTAAAATTCTCTATGAGTTCGAACGACAGATGTTCGAACTAACCGAAAAGGATCGCAAGGAAAGCTAACATGGGCATGTTCGACTACATTACCTATAATGGTCACAAGTATCAAACCAAGGATACTGCAGCACAAAGTATTGATAATTATAGGATTTCAGACAACCAGTTGTGGTACGAAGAATATGATGCTGAATGGGTAAACGCCGAGACACGTTTTGGTGGTTACATAGAAAAGAAAAATCCACGCTGGGTCATTTGCGAAAACTTCACAGGTGAGGTTGTTTTCTACAGACACCTTGACAAAGAGTACAAAGTATGGGAGACTTACTCAGCATACTTTCACAAGGGCCAGCTGAAGGAACTTCATCTGCTAGAACATGGGTGATATATCTAAACGTCGTTGGGAAATAGACAAAGCTCGCAACAAGAAAATGCAAGAGCTCATGGAAGAGTATGATCGTGATGTCTATTATCCTGCCAAACGACAACTATTCGCAGATTGTCTAGCAGACGGTGGACATAAAGGCGGAAAATATCACGACAATGGTTTTGGCTGGAGTTGGTTTTATTGTGGTCGATGTGGTGACAGATACGACATTACCGGACCTAACGGAGAAACAAAATGAAGTTAGACTTCAGTTACGGTTCCGTGTGTAACGGTCCAATAACCGCCAGCATACAGCATAGTAACCATTGCTGTCGGAATCTCTGTAAATGGTTTAACATCTAAAGTACCAGTAAATGCCTGTTGTCCGCCACCCCCAGGCGCAAACAAGTATCTGCCGCTGGTCACCCTAACATTAATGTCACTTGCTAACAATGAATCAGTAGATCCCATAACTAAGTGTATGATCTGTCCTTCTTGCCCATCTGGTAAGTTGAAATAGCCCAAACCACCAGCACCTTCGTTTAGAATAACATATCCCTGTGTTAGGGGAATACCAGTAGGAGTTACATTACTTCCACCCAAAAGATTTGGGTCGTTTACCGTGCTGTCTAACACAACAGCACCTACAAACTCAACACCTCTCACTTCGTTGCCAATAACTAGGTTGTCAGTTGTGGAAGCATCGTCTGTGGGAATACTGACATAAGCATTACCGTTTTGGGTTCCTTGAAGCAACAATCTCGTAACGCCTTCTGCTCCGTTACCTTCAACAACATTGACCGATAGTGTGCCATCCAATGCAACATCACCTCCAACGGAAATGTCACCAGTAACAGAAACTATACCAGTTCCACTTGTCGTGATAATAACATCACCATCTTCGTCAGGAACAATACTAATATTACCATTCCCAGTGCTTACAATGGTTTGTCCGTTGACATCAAGACTACCACCAAGTTGTGGTGTAGTATCCTCAACAACATTAGAGATTCCACCACCTCCTGCTCCTATAACTACACCACCTGGTGTTGAGCCATCAGATACTCTTAGTGTCGTAGTAGTTGGATCATAGAATAAATCACCAGTAGTTCCAACATACGAGGCCGCATTGGTTTCGCCCCCTAGTTTTTCTAAAAATGGTCTAAAAATTGCTGGCATTATATTTCCTGAAAATTATTGACTATTAACATATATTTATAATAAAATATCACGACAACGGTTTTGGTTGGTCATGGTTTTATTGCGGTCGTTGTGGTGACCGGTATGACATAACAGGACCCAACGGAGAAACAAAATGATTGACATCCTGGGCAAAGTATTTTATACTTGATTCCTAGAGTGTAACTGAGGACAAACATGACCGATCCTGAAATCAATTGCTTAGATGCTGATGGATATCCAACCGAAGAGTTTCTGACCAGTATTGAAATCTGGAGAGATAGATCTTATACTGAACTCTTGGATTGGATTAAACCTTATTGGAGGTTTTCGGACTTTGGTTATTGGACTCAGCAGAAAGAAATAAACCAGCATGATCGATTAGTAACAGCTTATAGACTTAGTACCGGTGGTTGGTCTGGCAATGAGAGTATCATTAGAGCACTACAGGATAATCATATCTTTTGGAGTCTTTGCTGGGTCAGCAGTCATCGTGGCGGTCATTATATATTCGAGGTTAGAGATGAATAGAGGGGTGAACAATGAGTAACCAATATCTTTGGGAAGGTAGCGACTGGACTTTCAAACAACTGGATGAAGTCTATAACGCTTGCGAAACTGTGGCACGAGATGAACTGGGTCTTAGTTACTACCCCAACCAGCTGGAAATTATCAGCAGCGAACAGATGCTGGATGCCTATACCAGCATCGGCATGCCTATCTATTACAAACACTGGAGCTTTGGAAAGCATTTTATTTCCGAGCAGAGAAACTACCAGAAGGGTCATAGTGGACTAGCCTATGAGCTGGTCATCAACAGCAATCCCTGTATCAATTATCTCATGGAAGATAATAGCATGACAACCCAGGCTCTGGTTATTGCTCATGCTGCCTTTGGTCATAACCATTTTTTCAAGAATAACTATCTGTTCAAGCAATGGACAGATGCCAGTAGCATTGTTGATTATCTTATTTTCGCCCGTGACTATATTGAAGACGCTGAACAAAAGTACGGGCAAGCCGAAGTTGAATCATGGTTAGATAGCTGTCATGCTCTCATGGACTATGGTGTAAATCGATACCAGCACCCGACCAAGCTCAGTGTCGAGAAAGAAAAAGCCAGACAGCGCGATCGTGCTGACTACCTACAGACCCAGGTAGACGAGCTTTACCGTATCCTGCCCGAGAGCAAGAATAATAATAAAAAAGACAACAGGGCCACCAAGCCCTTCCCTGAGCAACCTGAAGAAAATCTGCTATACTTCTTTGAAAAGTTTAGTCCAGACCTTGAGGTGTGGCAACGCGAACTACTTCGCATCGTCCGAAAAATTGCTCAGTATTTTTATCCTCAGGCTCAGACCAAGGTCATGAACGAAGGTTTCGCTAGTCTAACACACTACGAAATTCTGAACCGTCTTCATGACAAAGGGCTGACCAGTCCAGGTTCTCATCTAGAGTTCCTGCATCTGCATAGCAACGTTTTATATCAGCCAGACTATGACAAGCCCTATTACAGTGGCATGAATCCATATAGTTTTGGTTTCGCCATGCTGCGTGATATTCAGCGTATGTGTAACAATCCCACTGAAGAAGATCAGCGCTGGTTCGGCAAGGCCATTGCAGGTAAGCGTAGCCAGGATCTGATTCTGGAAGCAGTTGCAGAATTCAGGGATGAGAGCTTTATACGTCAATGGCTCAGCCCTGCGGTAATCAGGCAACAAAAGCTGTTTGGTGTCTGGGATGACCGAGCTGACAAGGACAAGTATGTGGTCAAATCTATTCATAACGATTCAGGTTATGAAAGGATTCGTGAGACCATGGCTGACCAGTATTTGAGAGCCAGCAGTGTTCCACAGATCGAAGTCAAACAAGTCAATCGCAAAAATCGTACATTGTTGCTACAATACACGGAACATCGTGGAAGAAAGTTAGCTAACATTGAAAAGATGATACCACATCTGGAAAAGCTCTGGGGTGGCTACCCTGTTATCATGGTAGACCATCGTAATGATCCTATCAATCGAAGCGATTCGGCCTCGCAGGTTCCATCAAACATTATCATTTGCTAACGGATTATTATGAGATTTTATACCAACGTCCAGCAGTATGGAAACAGATTGCTGGTTCGTGGCACCAACAATGGAAAGACTGTTCAGGAAAAGGTAGAATACAAACCTACATTGTGGGTGCCTAGTCGCAATTCAGAATCAACACATCAGAGTCTTTTCGGAAAACCTCTGGAGAGCATCAAATTCGAAAGCATCAATGAAGCCAAGGATTACATAAAACGATATGGCGATGTTGATGGATTCGAAATCTATGGCAACACTGCCTTTGTCTATCAGTACATCACAGAAATGTTTCCTGGTGATATCGAGTTTGATATACACCAGGTTCGTATCTTCAGCCTGGACATAGAATGTACTGCTGAGCATGGCTTTCCTGATGTCAGATCCGCGGTTGAAGAAATTCTGCTGATTACTCTGGAAGACTATGCCAGCAAGAAGATTGTTACCTTTGGTGCCAGGCCTGGTACTGCGGTCAAAGAAAATCATACCTATATTCAGTGCAAGAACGAACGTGACCTTCTGAAAAAATTCATGGAGTTCTGGACAGCCGAACATCCGCATATCATCACAGGCTGGAACATTGAGTTCTTTGATATTCCATATCTGACAAATCGTATCCGCAGAGTCCTGGGCGAAGAAGAAGCCAAGGATCTTAGCCCCTGGCGCATCGTCAATGACCGTGAGGTTGAGAAGATGGGCAAGAGCCAGCTGGCTGTTGAAATCATGGGTGTCAATAGTCTGGACTACATTGACCTGTACAGAAAGTTTACCTATACAGCACAGGAAAGCTATAAGCTAGACTACATTGCCAAGGTAGAGCTGGGTCAGGAAAAACTAAGCTACGATGAGTATGATAGTTTTCGTGACTTTTATACCAAGGACTTTCAGAAGTTCATTGAGTATAACGTCATAGACACTGAACTGGTTGACCAGCTCGAAGAAAAGATGAAACTCATAGAGCTCATCCTAACCATGGCCTATGACGCCAAGTGTAACATAACCGATGTATTTTCCGCGGTGCGTCTCTGGGACTGTATCCTATACAATCATCTCTGGAACAAGAACATAGTTATCCATCAGCGTGATACCAGCAAGACTGCCAGACAGATTGTTGGCGCCTATGTCAAAGAGCCCAGGCCAGGACAGTATGATTGGGTACTTAGTTTTGATGCCACCAGTCTATATCCCAGTATCATCATGCAGTATAACATGAGTCCTGAGACACTGATGCCAGGGTCTGCAGATATTACTGTTGAAGATTTGCTGGAAAAGAACTTCCATGGAACTCAGGAGCTGCAGGAAGATAGACTTTGCATGGCATCCAATGGCGCACAGTTCAGCACCCAGAGCGAAGGTATCTTTCCTGAGATTGTGAAAAAGTTTTTTGATGATCGTAAGAAGTACAAGAAGCAGATGTTGGAAGCTCAGAACCAGTATGAGATAACCAAGCAACCATACTGGAAGAACCAGATTGCCAAGTTCAATAATTTTCAGATGGCCAGAAAGATCCAGATGAACAGTCTCTATGGTGCCTGGGCCAATGAATATTTTCGGTACTATGATGCTCGTATTGCCGAGGGCATTACCATGACAGGCCAGTATATCATTCAGGTTGTTGGTCGTGCACTGAATACCTATCTGAACAAGGTCAGTGGAACCAAGGATCAGGATTATAGCTTCTATAGTGACACTGATAGTTGCTATGTAACCATGGCGGGTCTGGTGGAAAAGTTCTTCAAGGATCAGCCCAAGGCCAAGATTATCAAACTACTGGATAAAATCTGCGAGGAAAAGATCGGTCCTGTATTGGATGAAGCCTGTAAAGATCTGGCAGACTATACCAATGCCTATGAGCAAAAGATTTTCTTCAAGCGTGAGGTTATTGCTGATCGTGGTATCTGGGTTGCCAAGAAAAGATATGCCCTGAATGTCTGGGATAGCGAAGGTGTTACCTACGCTGAGCCTAAACTCAAGGTCATGGGTCTGGAGATTGTCAGATCCAGTACTCCAGAATATGTTCGGGATAGTCTCAAAGAAGCTGTAAAGATTTGTCTGACTGGCTCAGAGGCTGATCTGCAGAATTATATCAGCAAAGTTGAGCAGGACTTTCGTAAGCTCAGGCCCGAACAGATTGCCTTTCCCCGTGGCGTCAATGGTCTGGAGAAATGGGGCAGTTCCAGCACAATCTATGGCAAAGGAACTCCCATGAATGTTCGAGCAGCTTTGCTGTATAACTGGCATCTAAAGAAGCTAAATCTGGACAAGAAGTACGAACTGATTCGCGAAGGCGATAAGATCAAATTTCTGTATCTGGTTGTTCCCAACACCATCAAAGAGAACACCATAGGATTCATTGGTTCCATGCCACGTGAATTTGATCTGGATCAGTATGTTGATTATGACACCATGTTCCAAAAGGCCTTTATTGAGCCCATGAATGGTATTATTCAGGGCATAGGCTGGAGCGCGACCAAGAAGGTAAGTTTAGAGGACCTTTTCGCATAAAAACAATCGATTTACATACATACAAATACTATAATCGCAGGCTAATGTTGCCAAGGAGATTTCATGAGCCTTATTGATAAGCTGAAAAAGAATAGTACAATCAAAGACACTGAGATACTGAACAGGAGTAAGTTCTTCAGTGCCAAAGACATGATCCAGACTTCTGTTCCCATGATCAATGTAGCCCTCAGTGGCAAATTGGATGGAGGACTGACTCCTGGACTGACGGTTTTTGCAGGCCCGTCCAAGCATTTCAAGACTGCATTTTCTCTCATGTGTGCAAAGGCATATCTGGACAAATATGAAGACGCTGTTGTGTTATTTTATGATTCTGAGTTTGGTAGTCCTCAGTCTTATTTTGATAGCTTCGGTATCTCTACCGACAGGGTACTACATACGCCCATAACTGATATTGAGCAGCTCAAGCATGATAGCATGGCTCAGCTCAACAATATTGAACGTGGTGAGCATATTATCATCATTGTTGATAGTGTTGGAAATCTGGCCAGTAAGAAAGAAGTTGAGGATGCTCTGGAAGGCAAGAGTGTAGCCGACATGAGTCGAGCCAAGCAGCTCAAGAGTCTGTTTAGGATGGTAACGCCACATCTGACCATCAAAGACATTCCCATGGTAGTTGTCAATCATACCTATAAGGAAATTGGCATGTTCCCCAAGGATGTTGTTAGCGGTGGCACCGGTGTATACTATAGTGCAGACAATATCTACATCATCGGGCGTCAGCAAGAAAAAGATGGTCAGGAATTAGTTGGCTATAACTTCATCATCAACGTAGAAAAAAGTCGGCATGTTCGTGAGAAGAGCAAGATACCCATTGAGGTAAGTTTTGAGGGTGGTATCAGCACCTGGTCTGGACTACTAGATGTTGCTCTGGAAAGTGGCCATGTAATCAAACCCAGCAATGGCTGGTATGCTCACAAGGGCAGTGAAAAGAAATACAGACAGAAAGAAACATATACCAGAGATTTTTGGTTGCCTGTACTGACTGATCGAAGCTTCAAGGATTGGATTGAAACACGATACAGAATAAGTGCCAGTGACCTTGTAGCCAATGACATTTCCATGGAGGATCTAAACGATGAGTTCGACGCAGCCAATGAAGTTTGAATATTTCCGCCACGGAACGGAAGTCTGGGGGTTCAAAATTACCGAAGGACGCTGGACAGACACCACGATACTGATCAATCAGATTTCAGATAACCTAGAAGATCCACTCGGAGGTATCACCATGGACTATCAGGTACTGACAGTAACCCAGGGCATGGATCATGAAGGTCGTGATAAGGCCGAGTTTGAATCTGTGCTCAACGACGTCCTTACAGAAACCCTGAGCCGAGCCGTTGAATACGTAAAACAGTCACAAGAATATGAAACTAGAAACACTAATACTGAGTAGTTTAGTTTTCAATACTGATTATGCCAGAGCTGTACTTCCATTTCTAAAGCCAGACTACTTTGGAGACAATTCAGAGCGACATGTTTTTACAGTCATAGACAAATTCTATAAAGATTATAATAAATCTCCCAGTACTGATGTACTGGTCATTGAGCTTCAGAATGACAAGAAGCTAAATGAAAGAGACTTTATCAGTCACATGAATGTGGTTCAGGAGCTGGCTCCTAGTACTGCAGATCAGGTCTGGCTTCTGAATGAGACTGAAAAATACTGCAAGGAGCGAGCAGTATACAATGCCATCATGCTTAGTATCAATATCAGTGATGGTAAGAATCCCAACTATACTGCAGATGCCATTCCTTCGTTATTGTCAGAGGCACTGAGTGTTGGTTTTGATAATCGTGTTGGCCATGACTACATGGAAGATGCGCATCTAAGGTACGATTTTTATCACAAGGTTGAGAATCGTATTCCTTTTGATCTTGAATTGTTCAATAAAATTACCAATGGCGGACTACCCAATAAGACTCTGAACGTGGCTCTGGCTGGTACTGGTGTTGGTAAAAGTTTATTCATGTGTCATGTAGCGGCCAGTGTACTGAGCCAGGGTAAGAACGTACTGTACATTACCATGGAGATGGCCGAAGAGCGAATTGCCGAGCGTATTGATGCCAATCTCATGAATGTTACCATGGATCAGCTCAAGGACTTGCCCCGGCCTATCTTTGAAAATCGAGTAGCTAAACTCACTGAAAAAATTCAGGGCAGACTAATCATCAAAGAATATCCGACTGCGGGTGCTCATGTCGGACACTTCAAGAGTCTGCTCAAGGAACTACAGCTCAAGAGAAATTTCAGGCCCGACGTTATTGTCATTGACTATCTGAATATCTGCGCTAGTTCAAGATTCAAGGCTGGCGCCAATGTAAACAGCTATACTCTGATCAAGAGCATAGCCGAGGAAATTCGTGGCCTGGCTGTAGAACAAAATGTGCCCATACTAAGTGCTACACAGACAACCAGAACAGGATATGGAAATACCGATGTTGAACTTACAGATACATCAGAATCATTTGGTCTACCTGCTACAGTGGACTTCATGTTTGCTCTGATCAGTACCGAAGATCTAGAGTCCATGGGTCAGCTCATGGTCAAGCAGCTCAAGAATCGATATGCAGACCCTACTCTGAATCGAAAGTTTGTAATCGGAGTGGATCGAGCCAAGATGCGACTGTTTGATTTGGAGAGCTCGGCGCAGACCAATATATCGAAAGGCTCTGTAAACCTTGACACCGAAAAGGTTCAATCATATAATCCACGTAAACCTAGTAGTTCAGCCGATTACAGCTCTATCAAATTCTGAGGTAACACATGACACCTGGACCATTTATTCAAGTTCCCGCTCCTGTAATTACAGAACCCAAGCCCGAGGAATCTGCTAATTCAGAACCCGAACCCGAAGTCATAGACCCCTATCAGCACGAACCACGGTACTTTACAGACTGAGTTCATAAATACTTACGAAGGAGGGACTACGATGCATATTAGTGTAAGAGGAGCCCGAGATCGTAAGTATACTAAGATT